AACCTAAGGCGGCGCCAGACCACGAAAAGATCCGCGATGCGGTCCGGGCATGGTCGTCGGCGCTGGACAATCAGGACGTCGTTTCGGCGCTGATCATCAACGAATACCGGGAGCAGGGCGGGACCGATATCAGTTTCCCGGACGACATCAGCCGGGCGCGCCAGAAGCTGTTCCGCTTTCTGGATAACCGTTTCGACTCTGAGCAGTACCGCGAAAACGTTCGCCAGCTGGCACCGGCAATCATGGCCGTCCTGCCGCTTGAGTATCGGCACCGTCTGCTTCCAGAAGACAGTTTCATGTCCCGCTTAGCCCGACTTGAGAAGGAAACGAGCGAGGCGAAAGTGGCTGTTGCGATGAACGCTCCGCGCCACCAGAAGCTCAAGGAACTCAGTGAGGGGATCGTAGAGATGTTCCGTGTTGACCCGGATCTGACTGCGCCGCTGATGGCTATGGTCACTTCGATGCTGGGGGTTATGTGAGAACTACAGAAATGGCGAAAGCCGGTCTGCGCGAACAGAACCGACTTTCTGGTGCAAAAACGACAGTAGTTGCAGGAGGAATAATGGCAAAAAAACCACGCTATTTCCATACCGCTGTACATAAAAACATTACCCGTGACCGCTTTGTCCGTTCCGTTAACCCGGAAGTGGCCGAAAAGATGCGTGCCATCCTGGAAGAACTGAAACGCAAGGAGAGCGGTCGTGGATAACCTCGCAAAAGTAATACCTTTCAGACCGTCTGTATCGGTCGTGGAGCGTCAGGTGGCAGATATCGATGATGGGTATACCCGCATCGCTAACGAGCTGCTGGAAGCGGTTATGGCTGCTGATTTAACGGCTCGCCAGCTGAAGGTCGTTCTGGCGGTGATCCGCAAAACATACGGTTTCGGGAAAAAGTTTGACCGTATTACCAATACCCAGATTGCAGCAATGACCGGCATTCACCATACGCATGTCTGCAAGGCCAAGAACGAGATGATTGCAATGAACATCATCGTAACCAGTGGCCTGGCGATCGGGGTGAATAAGGTGATTTCTGACTGGAATTTCAGCATTAGCCAACATGGCAAAACATTAGCCGAAACAGCTAATGAAACATTAGCCAAGTCAGCTAATGCCCATAAGCCAACTCAGCTAAACACAAAAGAAACTATTCAAAAGAAAGAAAGAAAAGATCCCCCTAAATCCCCCAAGGGGGAATGTGGCGGGCAGGAAGAAAAACCGGTTTCACAGAAAAAACCAGCAATCGACTATCAGGCTGTGCTGTCAGCATACAACTCCACCCTGGGAGACAGACTGCCGCAGGCAGAAGCCCTTAACGACAAACGTCGCCGTGGCATCAAGCGTCTGCTGTCTGAGCTGAAAGAACCAACGGTAGAAGCAGTTGAGAACTATTTTTCAGCGTTCTCCCGTACTGCAAAGCCGTTTTATTTCGGTGACAACGACACCGGATGGCGTGCCAGCTTTGACTACCTGCTGCGTTCCGAAACGCTGGTTAAAACACGGGAGGGTTCACTGTGAGCAATGAGTTCCTGACCGTACCTCATAACCTCGAAGCAGAGCAGAGCGTGCTGGGTGGCATCATGCTGGACACCGGCAGCGAGCGTTGCCAGAAAGCCCTTGCCATGCTGAAGCCCGAATCGTTTTACCTCCGTGCACACCAGGTGATCTTTGCAGAGATGCGTGAGCTGGTGGCAAAACAGCGACCGGTAGACCTGATCACCCTGATTGAGTCGCTGGAGGCTAAAGGCCTTGAAGAGATGGCTGGCGGTTTTGCCTACATGGCTGAGCTGTCGAAGAACACGCCGAGCGCAGCGAACATCGTTCACTACGCCATAGTGGTTCGCGAGAAGGCCATGGAGCGCTACGGCATCGACATGACCACTAAGGCAACCGAACTGCTGTATGCGCGCAACGGAATGACTACCGCCGAGAAGTTCGAAGCTATCCAGAGTCTGTTCACCGAGATCAGCGATTACGCGCGAACCGGCAGAAAGACCGGGCTCCGCTCATTCCATGACGCGGTATCGGACTGGACTGAAGAATTCGACGAGCGCTGCAAGCCGAACGGCCGAAGCCGGGGCCTGTCCTCCGGGCTTCCGTCACTTGACGATTTGCTGGGCGTAAAGCGCATCGTGCGGGGCAGTCTGTTTGTTATCGGCGCGCGCCCGAAGATGGGGAAAACCACGCTGTATACGCAGATGGCCGTTAACTGCGCCACCGTGGAGAACGAGCCAGCATTGATGTTTTCGCTGGAAATGCCTGAAGGGCAGATGGTCGAGAAGATCACAGCCCAGCAGAGCCGCCTAACGCCAAACCTGTTCTACCCGGACATGACCAAAGAAGATTTCGGTTACCGGGGCGACTGGGACGGTGATATCCAGAAGGCGACCGGAGTGATGAGCGCGTTGATCGATACCAACAACCTGATGATTGACGACACGCCAGGTATTGGCCTGTCACACATCGTCGCCGAAGCCCGCCGTATTAAGCGCGAGCGAGGAAAGGTTGGCATGGTGCTGGTCGACTACCTGACGCTTATGACCGCCGACAAGGCAGAGCGTAACGACCTGGCGTACGGGCTGATTACCAAAGGCCTGAAGATGCTCGCTAAAGAGCTGGACTGCGTTGTAGTGCTACTGACCCAGCTAAACCGAGATCTGGAGAAGCGCACCAACAAACGCCCGCTGCCGAGCGATTCCCGCGATACCGGGCAGATCGAACAGGATTGCGATTACTGGCTGGCAATCTACCGGGAAGGAGCTTACGACGAAACAGCAAACCAGAGTGAAACAGAGCTGCTGCTGCGTCTGAACCGTCACGGCGAAACCGGTGTCGTGTACTGCCTGCAGCGCCACGGCGCGATTTATGACTGCGACCAGGAAGCTGCCAGTCAGCGCCGTCGCGAAAAAGAAGCGAAACCTGCACAGCGAGGTAGATTCTGATGACTGGAAGAGAAGCTATCGAGTGGTATCTGGAAGGTTACGGCTCATTCACTGCGGAGCTGGTATGCGAAGCAACCGGAGTGTCCCGCTCTCAGGTACTGGCGGCATCGTTCAAGATGCGGCAGAACGGCGAGATTGTCCTTCGCGAACGCAACTGGCGCACCAATGTTTACGTGGCCGCCGAAGACGACGAAGAGCGCCCGATCAACCGCGACGGCGAGAACACAATTTTCCAGGAGTGCCGGAAAAGTCCGGCGATGAAGCGGGTATTGATGGTTTGGGGGAGGGTCGGGGTATGAAAAGCGAAGATATCAAAAACGTTGCAGTGTTCTTCAATCTGAACGGCAAGACAGTAGCATTACGAATGGATGCAGAGCAGAAGCGGATCGTCGCATTAATGGCGCTTAACACGGCTGATGCTCGGGCAGAACTGATTGAAGTGCCGCATATGACTTTACCAGCAGACCCAGCCATGCAGGAGGCCGCCCAATGAGCAACATCGACAAACGCGCACAGAAAGAACTCTATGCAAAGGTTGAGCAACAGGCTCATTCACTTCGCGGAAATCCTCACGAATACCAGGCAGTAACAGGTATGTGCCCGGTAAACGTTATCGAAATGCACGCACAGAAAATTCAGGCGCTGCTGGATGAGCTGGAAGCCGCAGAAGAACGCTATGTGGACATGCTTCGTCAAGCACGATCCTTCCGAGAGGCTCACGATTCTGCGTCGGAAATTATTCGCAAACTTGAGCGCAATAAGCCGATTGTAAAGCTGCCAACAACTAAATTGTGGGCTGGAAAGGTGGCGTGTTACGAAGCATCGGAGATTATCGAGTTACTTTCCGCAGCTGGCATTCGCATAAAAGGAGAGGACTAACCCATGAGCACTATTACCAGAGAACGCCTGTTGAAAATCCAGCAGTGGCGCGAAACATACGGACCGGGTAGCAACGTTGTGCTGCCGGCAGAAGAAGCGGAAGAATTGGCACGCATCGCCCTGGAATTGCTGGACGCTGAGCCTGTGGCGTGGACTGATGCGGATGAATTGCGTGATGTTAAGAATGCAGGCAACGGCTATCTGTTCGCTATTGGTGGTGAGGCCAATAAATTTGCTGATCCACACCGCCAAGTGCTGCTTTACACCGCCCCGCGAGCGCCGACATCTGTGCCTGATGAGATAGAGCCAGCCGTTGAAGCTATAAAGCGCGTCCTGCCAACATCAAACCCTGACGAGTACGCCGCATGCATTGGTGCTGATATGTGGAATGCCTGCCGCGCCGCCATGCTACATGGTGCCGATGGCAACTCTCCGGTGATTCCGGATGGTTGGGTTATGGTTCCGGTTGAGCCGACAGAACAGATGATAATGGCCGCTGGACCAAACTGCCCCGATGCGTTCGATTACCTTCGCACTGCTTACAAAGACATAATCGCAGCAGCACCGCATCAGGAGGTGAAGTCGTGACCATTTCTCATGAAAGGCTCAAAGAGGTTGTTCGTGATTTTGGGCGCAGGCACATCGCCTACCACATGGCGCGGGAGCTTCAGGAGATATACCGCAATGGCCCGATTCCAGTCTGGAATGATGCCTCCGAAATTAAACCTGAAAGCAATGGGCTGTATCTGATTCAAACTGACTACGGCGTGGCGATTACAGCTTGCTACGACTGTGATTCTGACGAATGGCGCGGTAGTGACGGGGCTATTGTGAAGGCTGCTATGTGGATGGATATCCCGCCATTACCGGCAGAGAGAAAACGCCATGCCTAACCCATTAAACGCATAACAAACAGGCCTCTTCGGAGGTCTTTCTCTTACGTTGATTTTATAGAATCAAGCAGCCATACTATCTGTGCTGATGGCCTGAACACCCAGCAGTGACTTCTGCGCATTTAAGGGGACTTAAATGCGACCACAATCTGAACTCCTCACCTTGTCACAGATGCAGAAATGCACCTGCGATTTTCTGCATTCAGCGTTATCTCTCGGAGGTGGCGCATGAGGCAGCAATTCCATCTCGTCAACGACGCCATCAAGCAAAACGCTATCAACTTCATCCGGGAGCTTCCGGTGGATGCCAAGCGCCCGTTAGTTCTCGACATCAAGGAGATGACCCGCACCCTCGATCAGAACAAAAAAATGTGGCCGCTGCTTAAAGACCTCTCCGACCAGGTTACGTGGTTTGGCAATAAGTACGACTCTGATGACTGGAAAGACCTGATCACCGCTATGGTCGCCAAGTCCAAAAAGCAAGAGCAGCGCATGGCACCCGGCCTTGATGGTGGCGTTGTGATGTTCGGTCAGCGCACCAGTAAGATGACTGTTCGCCAGATGGTCGAAGTAATTGAGGCTATCTACTGGTTCGGAACTCAGCAGAACGTCAAGTTCAGCGAAAAATCACGCCTCGAAATTGAATGGGCAAAACGCTGGGGTGAGCGCAATGAGTAGCCCACTTTCCCGCGTCATCACCAACGAAATATTCCGCGTTCCGGCGCGCCGCCAGCGTAAGCCCGCGGTTAAGCCGTCCGATATACCGACCTTTAAAGATTACACCGCCCGCTTGGTGGATCAGAAATGGCTGCGTCTCGCGGCAAGGAGGAAACGTGCGTAAACCATCCCGCCGTAAGTGCAAAGTATGCGGTGAATACTTCGTGCCGAAATTCCATGATATTCGGATCCGCTGGTGCTGCCCGGAGCATGGCGCAATCCTCGCTATGGAAGAACGCGAAAAGGAGAAGGTGAAAGCTGCGGCGAGGCGCATCAAGGAGCGCAAAGAGAAAGATCGCGCGGAACGCCGGGATCTGAAAGCGAGAAAGGTGGCGCTAAAAACGAAACCTCAGTGGAGAACTGAAGCGCAGGCGGCTTTCAACCAGTATGTCCGTCTTAGGGATGCCGGTAAGCCATGCATCAGTTGCGGCAGGCTGCCAGAGCAGAAGTTTGGCGGAACGATGGATTGCGGCCACTATCGCACCCGTGGCGCAGCGGCGCACCTCGCTTTCAACCTTCACAATACCGCAGCCCAGTGTGTCTATTGCAACCGGGATCGGGACGGCGCGCAAAAGGCATTTGAACAGGGCCTTATTGAGCGCATCGGTGACGAAAAAGTTGAGGCGATAAACAACGATAACTCCGTCCGCCGGTTCGACATCCCATATCTGCAGCGCATCAAATCCATTTTCACACGCAAAGCCCGCGCGCTGGTAAAACGCCGGGCCCGCCGACAGGAGGCCGCATGAACCACGCCGACTTCCTGCGGTACCAGGCAGAAAGCGTTAAGCGCGCCAGCATGCCGCCAGTAGCAAAGCACAGCCAGACCAAAACCAACCAGCCACAGAAGGAAGCCGCATAATGAAACTGGAATTAACCAACGACCAGCATCAATGGGTAGACCAGTGGCTCCAGTTGTGGGGCGCATGGTGCCAGACCGGAAAGATTGATAAAGCGATGATCAACATGATTGCCAGATTCATGGCTACCGTTGAGCCCCAGCAAGCATCACGGCCGGTATGTAGTGATGATGACGGGATGCTTATAGATGCAGTCATTCGTCACTATCTAAAGAATGTGGATGAAAATGCCTGGCGGGTTATTTTCGCCTACTACGTTTGTAACTCCAGCGAGATACGAATTGCATCATGGCAGCATGCAATAAGTAAGCCTCGCCTGATGAAGACTCGTGGCGGCAATCAGTATAAACATCCAAGCATCTCGACAATCCGCAGAGAGGTGAAGCAAATCATCAATGCTTCACTGTTCTGTTTATACCATCCGCTGCAAAATGCGTTTAACGATCGCGAAAATGTGAGGAAAATTGCAAATAAATCACACAACGTGCTTGCAATTTAATGAACAAATGAGCAAACTAATTCGTATATGTTGCCATTGTTGTGTGTAACATGAATGAATTCGAAGCCTCGCCATCGTGCGGGGCTTTTTCATTTCAGGGTCAGAAGCACAGCGGTTGTGCGTTCGGCTGTTAACCGAATGGTCGAAGGTTCGAATCCTTCCTGTCCCGCCAATTCTGCATCTGTCGTAGTTTGGGAATTACGTCTGGCTTCCAACCAGAAGATGCGGGTTCGATCCCCGCCAGATGCTCCAAATTCGCCGGTCTAGTTCAGTGGCAGAACGGCAGCCTTGTAAGCTGCGCGTCAGAGGTTCGATTCCTTTGCCCGGCACCAGAACCCACTACCTGGGACCCTTCGGCCATAGAGCCGACATTGCCTTACCCTCACATTGCCAGCCTGTCGCTGGCTTTTTTATTCCAGGCCCCGGGAACCATCATCGACATGCCTTCTTGTTAAATCGTCCCGAGGGCCTGAACCAACTACACACGGAATAAATATGTCTGAGACCTTCACTATCGTAGGCGTTGGTCTTACATCGTCATCAGTCGGTGTAACCTTTGCCACGCTGTTTCCGGAGGCGACTCCAGCAGTGATGCTCGGATCACTCGCCGGAACGGCGCTATACGTTCTGACCTCAGATCCCCATCAACTCTGGAAGCAGGCTATCTTTGCGCTGATATCGTTTATCAGTGGCGTGTTCTTCTCCGTGCCCATGGCGAAAATCATGGCCGGAATCATCAACACGCCGTTAAGCCTGATGAAGCCACCGGCCAGCATTGAGGTATCGCCAGCTGTCGGTGCAATTGTCACTGCTTCCATTTCCGTGGCAGTCCTGCTGCGTATTCTCCGCAAATCCAAAAGCGGGAAGATGCCGGGGCTGGGGGAGGAAGATAAATGACATGGCAGCTTCTTCTGATGGATGCAAACGCCATAGTTTGCCTGTTAATAATGGTCAGGCTGATGTTTTTCCGTAAAGAGGGAAAGCGTCATCGCCTGAGTGTCGCGGTGCTGGCCTACCTGGTCATCCTTGCCGCAGGATTCAACGCCTTCAACATTCTGCTCGGCCACTACGTACAGGTTAACCTCGGCGATCTGCTTCTGAACTCCGTCATCTGCATAGCGGTGTGGCTGGCACGTGGGAACCTGGCGAAGGTCGTTATAACGGAGTAGTCCATGCAAACCAGTGATAAAGGCATTGCCCTGATCAAGCAGTTCGAAGGCTGCAAGCTCACCGCGTACAAGGACAGCGTCGGAGTGTGGACGATTGGCTATGGCTGGACTCAGGCAGTCGACGGCAAACCAATCCGCGCCGGGATGACGATTAAGCAGGAAACGGCTGATCGTCTACTGAAGACCGGACTTGTCAGCTACGAAAGCGACGTGTCCCGCCTGGTTAAAGTCGGGCTGACTCAAGGGCAATTCGATGCTCTGGTGTCCTTCACGTATAACCTCGGCGCCCGGTCTTTGTCGACATCAACCCTCCTGCGAAAACTCAACGCTGGTGATTACGCTGGCGCTGCCGATGAGTTTCTGCGCTGGAATAAAGCTGGTGGCAAAGTCCTGAACGGGCTGACCCGTCGGCGTGAGGCGGAGCGCGCTCTGTTCCTGTCGTGATTAGCGCGCTGGTAAAGCGTTACTGGCTGCAGTTGCTGGTGGTGGCGTTAATCGGCGTGCTGGCGTTCTTCGTGAACCACTACCGCGACAACGCCATCACCTACAAAGACCAGCGCGATAAAGCAAAGGCCCGGGCCGACACATCAGAGGCGATCACAAACAACGTGATCACCACGATGAACCTCATCCGTGACATTTCACAGGCTACCCAGCATGCAAAGAACGAACTGGCCCAAAAAGGCGAAACGCGCATTGTCTACATCAGGCAGGCGCTTGAAGGCGATCCGTGCGCTAACCAGCTTGTTCCTGCTGCCGCTGCTGACAGCCTGCGGGAATACGCAGACAGTTTACGTCCCAGCTCCGGTAGTACCGATAAGCGCTGACCTGACTGCAGACACGCCGATCCCCGGAATGGCGGTTCCGTTCACGTGGCAGGCAAGTCTGGAGTTAAACGCTCGGCTCTACACGGCGCTGGGGCAGTGCAATCTGGATAAGGCGGCAATCCGCAAAATCGAATCCTCCCGACAAGGAAAGAATGCTCAACCCCAATAAGGCGGTGATCTGCATCTTGCTGACGGGTAAGCCGTAAGTGGCTAAGCACTTCTGAGAAGCAGGGCATCAGCTGCGACAAGGCAAAGAGGTAAATCATGTCCGACATCTACCAAATCACGCTAACCACCCAAACAGGCGAAACCTTCACGGGCAAGATGTCCCGGCGTCAGCCTGAGTTGGTAAACGGCTTTGTGCCGCTGGCGACCGAGACGGGCGAGTGGCTTTACTTCGCTCCGGCCGATGTGAAGCGCGTGCAGTTTACTCCAGTGCCTGTCGAGGAAGAAAACAATGGCGACGTGCAGATTGTCAGTTGAAATCAAAAGCAGGTGGTGGCTTCCCGTTTACATCAAGACACTGACGCTGTTCTGCTTGATGATGCGGTTCGAGCCGGATTACAGAAAGGTTGCTGAGTTCATCGTAAAGCGCGGCATAAGCCAGAAGGTGAAGGCGGAGCCGGTAAAATACAAAACGGAGTAACGAATGACCAAACCAGATTGGGAGGCCATCGAATCGGCTTACCGGGCTGGTTCGTTATCAGTAAGGGCCATCGGTGAAAAGCATGGCGTTAACCACGCCACCATCCTGAAGAGAGCAAACAAAGAGGGATGGCAGCGCGATCTGACTGAAAAGGTAAGAGCGGCAACGAAAGCCAAGGTAACCAAGTCGGTAACCAAAGACGGTAACCAGGCACCAGTGGTTACTGATGAGCAGATTATTGACCAGGCATCTGACGAGGCCGCCGCTGTAGTCATGGCTCATCGGGAAAGTTTGGCGGCATGGCGTGGTATCACCAATAAGCTCAGAGACTTCCTCGAAGATGCAGATATCACGGAAGAGAATCACGCCTCAATGTCTCGCTCGATCACTGCCGGTGTTGATGCTCAAATCAAAGTGATAAACGCTGAGCGCAAGGCGTATAACCTCGACACCGAAGAAGGCAATAAGACGGTTGATGACCTGTCTAACCTGATGGATTCACTGTCTCAGGGGGCATAATGAAACCTGAGCACATTAAGCTGCTGGCCGACAAAGACTGGCGGCTTAATAACCTTTACTGGATCACCGACAAAGAGGGAAAGCCTACGCGGTTCAGGATGACGCCTGAGCAGCGGGAATACTTCGAGGGGATCCACACCCGCAACATAATCCTGAAAGCTCGCCAGCTCGGTTTCACCACTGAGGTGTGCATCATCCAGCTCGACGCGGCCCTGTTCGAGTCAGCGAAGTGCGCGCTGATTGCCCACACTCTGAATGACGCAAAGCGCCTGTTCCGCGAAAAGGTGAAGTACGCATACGACAAGCTGCCAGCAGAGATAAAGGCGGCCAACCCGGCCAGCAATGACTCTTCTGGCGAGCTCGTATTCAAGAAGGGCGGATCACTCTACGTAAGTACGTCATTTCGTGGTGGCACGTTGCGTTACCTGCACGTTTCCGAGTTCGGGAAGATATGCGCCAAGTATCCAGACAAAGCCCGTGAAATCGTCACTGGTGCCTTTGAGGCGGTATCGACCGGATGCTTCGCTACTATCGAGAGCACGGCAGAGGGTCGGGCGGGTTACTTCTTCGATTACTGCCAGACGGCAGAGAAGGCATTGCTGCAGGGGAAGCCCTTATCCGCGCTGGACTGGAAGTTTTTCTTCTTCTCCTGGTGGAAGAATCCGCAGTACGCAATTGACCCGGTGGAATCACTGCCGGTACGCCTGCTTGAGTACTTCGCTGAAATGGAGTCGAAGCACGGCGTAGTAGTCAATGAACGCCAGAAAGCCTGGTATTACGCCAAAGAGAAAACCCTCGGCGACGACATGAAGCGCGAATACCCGACCATTCCGGCCGAGGCGTTCCAGCAGTCGGTCGAGGGCGCGTACTACGCCAAACAGTTCCGCTGGCTCTACACCAACAAGCGAATCGGCCAAATCCCCGACAACTCACACCTCCCGGTTCACACGTTCTGGGATATCGGCGTGGGCGACTCAACGGCTATCTGGTTCGTTCGCGAGGTTGGTACCGAGTTCCATGTCATCGACTACTACGAAAATTCCGGCGAAGGCCTGAGGCACTACATGAAGGTGCTGAAAGACCGAGGATATGAGTACGGCGAGCACTGGGGACCGCACGACATTGAGAACCGCGAATTCGGCGCTGATGCTAAATCGCGTAAAGAGCTTGCGCAGGAAGGCTATGAAATCGACGGACAGGTGTACTCGATGACATTCAACGTTGTGCCTAAAACTGGTGTCGATACCGGTATTGAGTCGGTGCGTGAAATCCTTCCGTCCTGTGTATTCGATGAGGAGAAGTGTGCCGAGGGTATATCTCACCTCGAAGGCTACCGTAAGGAATGGGACGACAAGCGCGGCTGCTGGAAAGATAAACCGCTTCATGACTTCACATCACACGGCGCTGACAGCTTCCGCTACTTTGCAGTAGCGAAGAACAACCATAAGCAGGTCGGCGCAGTATTCTTCTAAGGAGCTCATCAGTGAGTGAATTAAGCACCGGGGAACAGTTCCTCGTTAATGCCCTTGCTGAAGCTATCGGGCGGCAGCGCATGCTGTACGCGGGCCAGCCGGGAAACACCAAACGCACGAAATTGTGGGATGAGTTTGGCTATCCAAACAGTCTCGAGTTCGACCGTTATTATCGGGCTTATGAGCGCAACGCGGTGGCGTTTGCCGCCGTGCATAAGCTTCTCGATTCATGCTGGGCTGATAACCCGACGATCATCGACGGCGACGACGGCAAAGAGTCAACGGAGACAACGGACTGGGAAAAGTCAGTCACAAAACTACTGAAGAAGCACTGGCCGAAAATTAAGGATGCGGATCGCCGTAATCTCGTTGGCCGGTACTCAGCATTGCTCATTCAGTTCCGTGACGGCAGGGAATGGCACGAGCCAGTCGATCGAGCGAAGGTTAAATCCCTACGGAATATCGGTAACGGACCGATTGTTAAGCTGATCCCCGCGTGGGAATCTCAGATCAAGCCAGGTAATTTCGATACCGACACGCTTTCAGAAACGTACGGCCAGCCAGTTTCGTACAACTTCAACGAGCAGCCTGTTGGTGATGATGGCACGTACGGCCCGGTGCGCGGCGTTACCGTACACCCCGAGCGAATCATCATCCTTTGCGAAGGCTCTGAAGACGAAAACATGCTCTCTGGGGTGCCATTCCTGCGCGCGGGCTACAACAAACTGCTCGACCTTGAAAAGGTATCGGGTGGTAGTGCCGAAGGGTTCCTGAAGAATGCCAGTCGCCAGCTCGGGATTGCGTTCGACAAAGAAACCAACATTGCGAACCTGACAAAGGCGGCCACAGATGCGGGATATAAAGACCTTGGCGAAGCGCTAAATGACAAAGTCGCCAAGATGAACCGTGGCACTGATGCTGCCCTGGTAATGCAGGCCGGTACGCCTTCGGTGCTTTCCGTAGCAGCAGCCGATCCATCTCCTACATGGACGGTGGCCGCCAACGAGTTTGCATCTTCGATTCAATGCCCGTTCACCATTCTGTTTGGTCAGCAGACGGGGCGACTTGCCTCCGATGAGGACAAAACAGACTGGGCGAAGCGCTGTAACGGTCGCCGCTGGGGATTCCAGTCGATGGTCGTCGAGAGCGTCCTTGAGCGCTTCTGGACGGTTGGCGTCATTGACCCGCCATCATCCGGAGAGGTCACGCTGGCATGGTCTGATCTGCTCGCGCCGAGCGAAAAAGAGAAGATTGCCAACATGCAGGCAATGGCCGTCGTGGCGAAAGATACCCAGCAGGCATACGGCACACCGGCAGTGGATGAAAACGAAATCCGCGCAGTCGGTGAGCTGGAGCCTCGCAAGGTCGTGCCGCCACCTAACCCTGATGTAAAGCAAACCGACAAGGATCCGCTGACAGATGATGATGACAGCGCAAACCAGAATCGGGACGCCAATCGTACCGCGCAATAAAGCTGACCCTAGTCAGTCCTCGCGGCAGGTCTGCAGGATGTTCAGCGATATCGAAGGCCGGTATCTGAACATTAAGCGCAGGCTAAAAGCACTCTTTGACCAAAGGCTGACAGGACAGCAGCGAGAGGCGAACGCGCAACGGTCATGGATGATGTGCAACAACGAAGGTGCAGAACCTTCGCTGTATCAGGTCAATGCCGGTAAGTTCGTCTATGACATGACAGCTGCTGAATTGGCTGACCTGCTGCAGGTTGTGCAGTCGATTCTGGATGATGAGCTTCTCGATGGTGGCAGCCAGAACCTATGGGCGATGGACTACGCCATTGCGGAATATGACCGCGGCACGCTAAACGCCTTCACCAACCTTTCGGTCCAGTCGCAGGTGTATGCCAGTCAGACTACGCTACAGCAGCTTTTAAGCACCCCGGGATACCTGAACCAGATAGCAGCGGCCAGGCTGACAACGTTCAGTGACTGGAAGGTCATCAGCGACACCGCCCGTGGCGACTTGACCAACATCATCACCGATGCGGTAGCGCGCGGCGTGAATCCTCGCGAGACGGCCAGCGTCATCAGCAAGCGCCTCGATGTGTCGATGTCGAAGGCCAAGACCATCGCTCAGACCGAGCAGGTCGGCGCGCTGCGACAGGCGCAGTGGAACGAAACCGACTGGGCGGCCGACAGATTGGGGCTGAACACCGGCCTGCTGTGGCTGTCTGCGCTAAAACCCACAACGCGCAATTGGCACGCCAGCCGTCATGGCAAGGTCTACACCACCGAAGAGGTGCGGGACTTCTACGCTGAAAATGACAATCGGTACAACTGTTATTGCAGCCAGATTCCGGTGCTGCTCAACGACGACGGCAGCATATTTAATGAAGGTTTATCTCAAAAATTGGCGAAAGAGAGAAAGGGGTGGAATGCGAATTCCTAAGTGTTAATCTTCCTCTTTCACTGCAATGGAGATGAAAATGGAAGAGCTGAATCAAGAGATTCGAAAAATTTTAACCCGGGCAGAATTCGAAGGTAACATTGGGTCAACTTCGACAGGTAATCTTATTTTGGAAGTGATCAAGCGACACTATCATGACCCCGCTGTTGCAGCGTCTGCAAAAGATAGGATTGAAGCCCTGAAGAAACAGCCCGGGGTATCTTTCCCGGCTAATTACGAAGAAATCCTATCCAAGTAATTGGATATATAAATTAAGGTCGCTTAGGCGGCCTTTTTTATTGCCTGAAATCCACCAATGAGGACCCAGCATGAAACGCAACCGCGTTAACGTGCTGACCGTAGTCAACTCCGCTTCAAACATCACCACTGAAACCATCGACGGCAAGCCACATATCGTGGTTCGCGGCATCACGCCTGTCGTGGACGATATCGTGATGAACCGGAAGTTGTACCCGGCAGCAGAAATCGAAAAGGCCTACAACACGCTCGAGCGTAACCCGATGCCGCTGGGCCACCCGAAAGTGGACGGCAAGCATGTTTCGGCGCGCGATGTCCGGGCGGTGAATGAGTACCACGTCGGGGCATGGCTGCAGAACGTCAGCCACAATGACGGGAAGGTGACGGGCGACATGTACGTCAATCGCCAGTACGCAGAATCCAGCGACAAGGGCAAGCGTCTGATTAACCGCCTGGACGAGATGCTGGCTGGCACCAACTCCGACCCGATCCACATCTCCACTGGACTGCTGTATTCCGGCATCGCTGCCAATGGCGAGTCGAAGGGCAAGAAGTACAACGAGATCGCCACAAACATGATGTTTGACCATGTGGCGGTGCTGCTCGATGAGCCGGGAGCTGGAACACCGGAAGAGGGTGTGGGCATCTTCGTTAACTCAGAAGGTGATGAGCAACAGATTGAAGTTGTCCGCCTGGCTGACGGAATCGACTGCACCCGCGACGGCCTGCTCAACAAAACCAAATTCTTCTTCACCAATGCCTCCAACTTCTCATTCGACGACATCTCCCGCGCTATCAGCGACAAGCTGCGCGAGGGTGATGCCGAAGATAAGTGGCTTTGGCCTGAAACGGTGTGGCCGGACAGCTTCATCTACCGCAATGACACCAAATACCTGAAACAGAAGTACCTCATCGATGATGACGGCAAGGCCGTGTTCGTCGGCGAACCTGTAGAAGTCGTGCGCAAACCCACTGAGTACGAGATTAAAACCAACGGAGAGAACGATCCGATGAAAGAACTGATTATCAATGCGCTGCAAGCCGCTGGTAAGCCGACTGAAGGCAAGTCCGACGCCGAGCTGATGGACGCATACAACCAGATGAAGGCCGAAGAAGTCACCGCCAAGAAAAAAGGCGATGAAGAAATCGACCCGGAAACTGGCAAGCCCAAGAAAAAAGAGCAGGCCACCAATAACGAAGAGATGCCAGCGTGGGCGCAGAAACTCGCCGATCGCGTGGACGTCGTTTTCAACAGCCTGAACGCTAACGCCGACAAAGAGAAAGGTGAAAAGCGCGCAGCTGTGAAGCTGGCGATGAACATGAGCGATGACGAAGTCGCAGATCTGGACGGTAAGGCTCTCGACGCGATGTACGCCAAGTGCCAGACCTCTTTCGGCCTGAACGGTGCATTCCGCCAGGCAACCAACACCCAATCAGTCAGCGAAATGCCGGAGTAAAAAATGGCTAAAGACGGAAAACACGTAATTCACGCGGGCGGTATCTTCGCAAACCCACAACTTCACCGTGAAGGTGCAGCAGCCGCGGATACGCCTCCAGGTACGATTGGTTTCTTCGACAACACTACGAAGAAATTCACCGCCTCCGTGGATGGTAATGAAGCCGCGATCCTCTACGTAGCCAACTATGACTACCTGCGTTGCAAAACCGTAGATGACGTCATCAAGGCTGGCGACTGGGTTGTTGCTTTCCACCCAACCCCAGGCGTTTTCTTCAACGTTCCAGCTGCGGCAGGCACCTACAAAAAAGGGCAGCCATTATCCATCGCAAACGGCCAGGTTAAAGCTCATGCCACAGGCGAGTCCATTCGCGCATATGTCGAAGAAGACACGGCGTACACCATTGCTGCAGGCGATCTGCTGCGCGTCGTTATCAAGTAAGGAGCACCTGAATGCTTGTATTTTCTCGCTCTATCGGTGAACGCACCGGTAACCTCGAAGTCAACCAGGCGCAGTTCCGCGAGCTGGAGATGGCGCGCAACATGAGTGCGCAGTCTGTCGCTGACTTCATTGCCCGTGCTCGCTTCGGTGAAAACGGACACCTGGACGCGGTGAACGCGGTTGATGACATCCGCCGCATGTACCGTGCGTACGACCAGACAGTGCTGGCACAGTTCGAGCCGAACACCGAATTCACCCTGTTCAACGACCTGATGCCATTATCACGCTCTGTCCGCCTGGAAGAGTCAGTGTATGAATATGCGCGTACCGGTGGTCGTGGCTGGGCGCACACTTCCATGTCCGGCCAGATCGGTGCGGCGCTGGATGCTCGCGCGTACAGCTTTGACGGCACCATGGTTCCGGTGCACGACAGCGGCTTCAAGTTCCACTGGCGTGATCCAATCTTCAACAAAGGGTCAGCGCTGGCATCACTTGCCGATGCGCAGCGCGGTTCTGTTGATGATGTGCGCCGTAAAATCGTGGATTACATGTTCAACGGTTTCCGCGACTCGGAAGGCAACTTCGTTACCTTCGATGGCAAAACGTGGAAAGGCCTGAAGAACGATGAACGCGTCGGCCAGGTTGATTTGGGCGCATCTGGACTGAACATCGACTTCTCCAGCCGCACCACAACCGCAGAACAGAACCGAAACGGTGCGATCGCGCTGCGTGACACCATGAAGATCACCAATAACCAGTACGCGCCGCAGACCTGGTACGTATCCAGCGAGATCATGTCCAACTGGGAGCGCTATTTCAGCGACAATTACCAGTCCGGCACCATCCTGCAGGAAATCCTGAAGCTGTCCGGCATTTCCGCAGTGAAAGAAGACGCCGAACTCACAGGTAACCAGATTTTGGTGGTTCCTCTGACTGCCGGCGTTATCGCTCCGATCACTGGTCAGGCTGTGGGCACTGTTGCTGACCCTCGTCAGTTCTATAACAGCGACTACATCTGGCGCACCTGGGGCGCTATGGGCCTGATGGTCAAGCAGGATATCAACCTCAAACATGGCGTGCTCTTCGCGAGCAGCTAAGGAGAAATTGAATGGCACTGGTAGAAATCACAGCAGGTAACGTCTTCGCCGGTGCCAACCTCCGCAAACTGGAGGTTGGTGCGATCGTAGAAGTGGACGATGCAACAGCAGCGCGCTGGAAGGCGTCTGGCAAAGCAAAGGACACTGACAAGAAGAAAGGCGAGAAGCTTTCCTTCGAAGTGGCAACTCCGTCCGCGCAGGCGGCAGATCTTTCTGGCCTGCAAAAGCAACTCGCCGACGCGCTGGAGCAGAACCAAAAGCTAATCGCCGATGGTGAAGCAAAAGATAAGGCTCACGCCGACGCGCTGGCAGCAGAAACCAAACGCGCTGACGAAGCCGAAGCAGCACTGGCAGAAGCTATCAAGAAGGCGAAATAACCATGGCTGACCCAATCACAGCGGCAGACGTGCAGGCGTTCCTCGGTGAATTGGGTTACTCCATCCCGGGCGCGCTGCTGGATCCGATTCTCTGCGTGGTGAACAAGGTTATCCCGTGCCTCGATGGCGCGGGGTATGACGAGTGCACCGCGAAGCTGATCCTGATGTATGCCGCCGCGCTTATGGCTACGTCAGCCGGTGCGCGCCGCATCAAATCGCAGGGTGCGCCGTCTGGCGCGTCACGCTCGTTTGAGTACGGTGACGACAGCATCACCTGGTTGCGCGACTCGCTGGCCCGCCTCGATACCAGCGGCTGCACCGGTGAGCTGCCAATCAGCGCCGGTAACAGCGTCGGCCTGTTCATGGTGGTAGGGGGCTGCTGATGACGTACAAATCAGTTAAGCACGGGCTGCCGCGTTCGTTCACCCGCGTCTGGGTGATGACCGACACCGGGCGGGAGACTACCGGCTACGTGAAATCTGACGGCGAGTGGTTCATTAACTGCCCGCGCATCCGGGTGACTGGCGCGAAGGTGCTGCGCTGGAAGGAGGGCTGATGTCGTCTACTGCTTCATGGTCCTACAACAAGCCGTGCACGATATGGCGCAAGGGGGCAGGCGGTAATGACGAGTGGGGCGATCCTGTCGACCCATACGAACCGCCTGAAACCATCATGTGCGACTACATCGGCGGACTGTCAGCAAAGCTCGGTTCAATCGGTAAAGAGGTTGTCGTAAAAAACACCTTTTTCACGGCTTATGCTCTGGCAAATGAGGGCGATTACATCCTGATTGGTGTGAGCACTGAACCAGACCCGGTCGTGGCCGGTGCCGATGAAGTGCGTCACGTGACGCGCTGGAACGACACTCTCGACGGTCTGGAAGATGACTGGGCGATTATTACGGGAGTGTAGCCATGGGCATCAAAGTGAAGGGCATCAGCCAGGCGAAGAAGCACCTGAACGATGTCATCAGTGACGTTAGGGGCCGCAAGGTAATCCGCGCGCTGCAGTCGGCGATGATGCTTATCGGCACTCGGGCGGCATATTACACCCCGATCGACACCTCAACTCTGATTAATAGCCAGTTCCGCGAAATTGACGCTGGCGGGGTGCTCATCACCGGGCGCATCGGTTACTCAGCCAACTATGCCGCGTACGTTCATGAAGCATCAGGCAAACTGAAAGGCCAGCCGCGCGCGCACTTCGGCGTGACCAGCAACAGGTCTGAGTTCGGCCCGCAGAAACCGAAAGAGTTCGGCGGAGGCACCGGAAAGGGCAACTACTGGGATCCGCATGGTGAGCCGCAATTCCTGACCAAAGGCGCAAATGACGAGCGCGATAAAGTTGATGCGGTGATGCGCAAGGAGCTTTCGCTATGAGCAGAGATACATTCCACCACTGTGAAGATGGCCGTGGGCATCGGCAGGTATTTGTTAATGGCAACAAAATTAGCCGTGTCGTATGGGCTGATGAAGAGAGAGGGGTTGTGTGTTTTCATCCTGAACCGCTTAGATGCCATAGGCGAGGACCTTTGCGTGTGTATTCTCGCAAACTGCGCGGCAAGGTGACGGTTGTCTTTAATGACGAGGCGAAAACCAAATGACACCCATGATGCACGAGCGGGTGCGAAACATGTTCGGTGATGCTGGGTTAACTGCCGGCTTCACGGTGCAGCAGCTGATGTACGACGACCCGGGAGACCTGTCGAAGGCGATCATGGTGTTCAGGCCAAACGGCGGGTCGAATATTCGCACTGATCTCGGCTCTGAGTACCACGTCCTGGTCGACGTAGTCGGCGCGAAAGATAAGCGCAAAGACGCTCTCAACGCTGTGCAGCGTATCGTCGATTACGTCCAGGCCAACCCCATGGCGGACGAGTGCGTCGGCTACATCCAGAACATGGGCGC